GGATGATCAAACACGACACCTACTAAGGACTATGCATAGACTTATGACATTAACTATAACTTCATCTGAAGAAGAAGTTTATCCACCAGTGTTTGAATATGATGTTATGAATCCAGACGACTTTGGCCCTGGAGCAATTATTCATGGTAGAAGTCCTGAAGCTCGTATGGAACGTATGTCATCAAGAACACATTTTGATGCTAAAGATTTAATTTCAAGATTAGCTAATGAAGCAAGAACACAAGCTTCGTTTCCTGGACAACTTTCTGGAGACCCTGGAGCTAGTGTTGTTTCTGCAAAAGGTATACAAGCATCTATGGGACAAATTGATGCAAGACTTGCATTAGCTCATAAACAGTTTGAAAAGTTTTTAGAAAAAGCAACTGGTGCACTTTTGTCTTTTGATGAAAATTATTGTGAAGGAGAGAAAACTTTAAACGGAGATACTCACGATAAAAAGAAAGCAGAAATATTTATTCCTTCTAGAGACATAGCAGGTCATTATGAAGTAAATGTTCGATACGGCATTGGTGCTGGAACAGATCCTTCTAATAGAGAAATGAGACTTTCTATGAATTTACAACAAGGTATGATTTCTAGAGAAACCGCTAGAGACGAAATGGATTTCTTAGATGACCCTGCTAAAGAAGAATTAAGAATTGTGAAACAAAAAGCTATAGATTCATTTATGAACGGTATTTATCAAAAAGCGCAGCAAGGAGATATATCTGGAGCTGCAACATTAATAGATGCTATGAAAAGAGAAGATACGGATATAAATGAACTTGTAGCTAAAGTTATTGAATCTATGCAGCAACCTGAAACACCTGAAGTGCCTGGCATGGGTGGACCACAAGGAGCACCTGACTTAGGAGCTTTACTAGGTGGAGGACAACAACCACAACCAAGGCCAGAATTACCTCCTCTTGGTGCATTAGGAGTAAATCCAGGAGGGCCATAATGGACGACCAATTAATGAAAGAATTTGTTGGTATAGTTACAGAACAACTTAGAGACGTTCATGTTGCTGGTAATAGATTAATTAGAGAAAATTCTCCAGATGAAATTGAACAAGATTTAGATCCTTTAATTACACCATTTGGAATTATTATTACGACAATAAGATTAATTATTGATGACGGAGAGGAATATTATGGCACAGATTACTGATATGGGTGGCCAAGATTATGGCAACAAAATCAAAATGGAGCAAGATGCTAAAAATGCTGGTGTGAGTTTAGGTCTTCAAGGAGATGCTGGTGCTCCACAACCAGTTCCTGCTCCTCAAAGAAGTACTCCAACAAATTTAAGTCCTAAACCATTAAACATAGGTAGAGGTTCTGATTTTATATTAAACGGACCACCTAAAGGAAATAATCCTTTAACTGGTTTAGGTCAAACTGCAAGATTGTTGTCTGATGATGCATTAGCATATAAAGATTCAGTTAGTAAAGCCAGAGACTTAATGGAAAATAGTACAATACCATTAGTGAAACAACAGGCAGCTGAATATATAAAGAACGCTGCATACCTAAGGAGTGTTCAACGTGCAGAGTTGGAATAGGTTTTTTCCAGATAAAGAAGAAAAGCCAGAATCTGAACCAGCAGTAGCATATAGTCCTGAAAGTCAAAGATACGACATGCAAATGTTAGGCGTGTTAGATCATGCAAGAGACTTACCTAAGTATTATCCACCTCAAGAAAATAATTTTGATACATCTTTGTCAGGGTATTATCAATCAGTTGAAAAAGCTTTGACATCAGATATGGACCAAGCAAACTTTACATGGACACTAGGTTTAAACAAACCGCAACTTGATGAGTGGGCTTCTTTAGATCCTAATTTTAAACAACAAATTATTGATTATGCTCATACAAGAAAAGCAACTATAGAATTAGAAAATACAATTTATGATTCTGCTGAAAGACAAGTTCAAGGTGAAGTAGCAAAGTTATTAACTGAAACACAACTTACTGGGTTTGGGTATATTCCACCTGCAGAATTAATTAAGAAAAATAAAGATAGACTAGCTTATTTACAAAATGAAGATAATTTTAGATTAGAAGTTGAAGGCATATTTAATAAAGAATTAGAAAATTATAATTTAGAAAATTATAATATGTTTTCTCAATCAGCAGAAAATTTAGACGTAACAAAACTAGCTGAGTTTAAAGAACAAGAATTAGGTTACGCAAAAAATATACTTCCTATAGCAGCTGAAATTGGTGATGTAATTTTAAGTGCTATTGGGCCTGATAAAAAGTTTTCAGACGTAAAAGATACATTTAAAAATTTACCAAATACGTATGGTGAAGCTGAAAACGTAGTTCAAGCTTTAACAACTTCTGTAGGTGCAAGTGGTTTAGCAGCAGTCTATATGACATTTGGTGCAGTATCTAGAACTTTAAGTGCTGGAGTAAATGCAATAGCTCCAGGATTGTTATCAGGTTGGGTAGATAACTTAGAAGAAAAAGAAGTCAGAGATTATAAAGTAGCTGCAGGTGATAGCACCTCAGAAGCTTATCAAAGATTATCTTTATATAGCTGGGAAGAAGTAAAGCAAAATGCACCAGAGTTAGCACAAACTTATTTAGAGTTTGCTGACAATGATGAGTTTAGAGCTGCTTCTATGTATATGGCAGCACACATGAACGCTCAACCAGAGGTAGCTTCTTTTGTGAATGATTACGTAGATACTCTTAATCAACAACAATTAGATAATATTCAACGTATATTAGATAGCAAAGATTCAATAGGTGAATTTTTAGTTTCTGGTTTTGCTGCATACTCAAAATATGCAGTTGGAACTTTAACTACAGGTGCAACACTTTTGGCTTTTGATGAAGATGCAAAAGAACTTGCGCTAAACAGTGACTGGGCTGGAATTAAAAAAGAAATTAAAAGAGCAGATTACAGACCTTCTTTTGTTTTAGGAATTGAAAATACTGCAGCAGGAAACGCTATGGATTTAACTTTAAGTATTCTTGGTGATCCAATTACTTGGTTGTTAGCTCCTTCAGTAACAAGTAGTACTTCAAAAGTTTTAGGACAGTTTGCTACTAAAAGTAGAGTTAACGCATTTGTAAATCAAACATGGGTTGGTAAACAAATAACCAAAGAGATGTTTGAGGTGGGTGTGAAATTTGAAAAAGGTGAAATTGGTATACGTCAATACAATGCATTGTTTAATGGATTTGATATTGAGACTCAATTTAAATTAAGAAGTTTAATTAAAGAGGCAGCAAAAAATGGTGATAAAGCACCAGACTCTATGTTTAAAGCAGTTATAACAGAAGCTATGTTAGCTGGTCAAGAGCCACTTAAAGCATACAACACTTTAGGTAGCTTAGTTATGGGTAGAACATTAAGAAATGCAACTACATCATTATTTGGTAAATCATTAAAGTTGCCAAAAAAAATAGATAAATTTAAACAATTTAATACTGCATACAGTAACTTAAAACAATTATCTACAACAAGTCCTTCTTTTCTTCAAGATGCGTCTGATTTAGTGTCAAGAATAATTGGAGCAACTATTGACAATTTTGATGAACAATTAAAAATTTATGATGATTGGTTTGAAAAAGTTTATACAGATTTTAGTGATGTAGCAGCAAAAGGAACTGCAACAAACTTAGATGAAATAAATAAATTGCAAAAACAATTAGCAGTTACTTCTGATTATGTATCTTACCTGGAAGGTTTATCTGGATATAAAGTCAGAAATGTAGTTCGTGGTAATGATGTAAGTGCAACTAAAACATCTATTAACAGAGTAGAAGCTATAGAAGAAGCTCAGGCTATTACGTCTCAACAAAAAACAATACAAAGTGTTATTACTAAATTAGATGAAAAAATTAGTAATGTAACTAAAGAATTGGCTAGAGCTAAAAAAGTGCAAAAAGAGTTGCAAGGAAGAGCTAAAGAATTATCTAAATCAGAATCTGATACTTTAACTGCACAAGCAAAGATTATTAACCAAAAATCTGAACAGTTAGGAAAATTAAAAAAACAAAAAAAGACTCAACAATCTAAAATTGATGAGTTAGAAAAAGAAATACCTGCTGGTGCAGAAATTGTTGAGTCAGAAGCAGTTTTATTTGAAGGTGTGTTTAATGCTAAAACTTTAAATACAAAATTAAAAGCATTGCAATCTCAAGTAAAAACTATAAAGGCAAGTGCTGCAAAAACAGTTAAACAATTTGAAGGTGATATAAAAAGTTCTGAAAAGTATTTAGCTAAAGTTCGTAAAGAGTTAACTGAATTAGAAGTCAAAGTAAAATCTAATGCAAAAATTGGTAATGTTCCAGAAGAATTAAAAACTGCTTTAGTTAAAAAAGAAAAACAATTTGAATCAGCAGTTGAAAAATTAGAAAAAGCTGAAAATGCTTTAAAACAAAATGGTAATGCTATTGAAAGTCAACAATTAATTGCTAAGTATGAAGATGAAATTGCAAATATTAAAGAGATACAAAAAAGAAAAACAACACCTGTGGAAACTACACCAGAAGGAGAACAGTTTGTTAGGTTAGATCCTGATTTAAGTACTACTGGTATTCAAGAAATATTTAATCCTCAAACTGCAAAATTGTTTAAAGACATGTTAGACGAAGGAGCATCTTTATCTGATGATATATTGTCAAAGTCTTACGAAAAATTGTTAAAGAGAGTAGATAAAATAGATGATAAAACTGCTGAATTGCGTCAAGGTTTATTGACATCAAAGAAAAATGTTACTAAAGAACTGCTAAAAACAATTAGAAAAGAACATAAATTAGCTAGACGTATTGCACAAATGCAAATTAGAAAATTACAATCTTTGCAAAAAGCATCACCTCAAAATGCAATTATGAATATGGTACATGATTTATATACAGAACTTGCAGTGTCTGCAGGTTGGGCCAAAAATCCAAAATGGCAAGCAACATTTGTTGTAAAAAATGCAAAAGGAAAATATGTTGTAGCAAGTAAAGCACAGATAAATAGTGGTAAAGCAATAGAGATACCAGCAGTTGTAGAACTAGTAGGAAAAAATAAATACAAAATAAATTGGGACATTCTTAGATTTCATCTACGTTATGACTCCGAAATAACAGATGTAGGTGAAGCATTATTAAAATCTGGAAGAATAGGAACTAAAACTATTGCACAAAAAGGTGAAATAGTTGGTGGAAAATTAAAGTATGGAAAAAGAACATATTTGGGAGATCAGTTTGATGACATTAAAGAATTTTCAGATTTCCATGACGTATTAGATACTGCTTCAAGAATATTAAAATCACAAAATCAAGTTGTTACTGCTCAATTACCTGTTAGTCCTATTGAGTTTGTGTTAGCTAATCAAGCTGCAAATGGTGGATTAGTGTCTAGATTTTTTAGAGCAGCCGAAGCTAATGAAGTATATAGAAAAGCGCAGTGGATTAATAACCTGTGGATTATAGATAAGATTGCAAAGCCTTCTACTGCAGTTGTTTCTAACGCAGATGAATTAATGTTTTTTAATTCATTTGGAAACTGGAAAAATTATTTTAAACAATCGTATCAAAGCAAAATTGACAACGTAACACTAAGAAGATTCAATCGTGCAGTAGAAAAAGGTAAACTTGCAAGCGGTGATATTTCACCAGAACTTCTTAAAAGATATGAAGGCTATGTTGCAAAGCAAATGGAAAATATACAAAAACTTCCTGCATTGCTGCAACAAAGAGGTATGTGGGCAGAATCTAAATTTAATGATGCTTATACAATTTTAAGTACAGGTGATAAAGGTTATTACGATTACATGATTAGTTATGTAAATGGTTTGTTAAATGATTATGGTTTCCAATTATATTCAACAGGAAATAAGCAAGCATTTAAAAACTGGTTTTCTACTGCTGATGCTAACTACATAAGAGGTAACTCAATACTAGAAACATTAGGAAACAATAATCAACATTTTTATTCATACACCAATATGACTGCAGATACTGCTATGGAAATGTATGAAGGATTAAAACAACTTTATACTATAAATCTTAAAGGCTCTGCTGCAGATGAAGTTTGGGAAGCGTTAAAAGTAGCAGCTAGAGAACGTGGTGCAGGCATAAACAAAGATGCTTTACCAAAAGTATCTACTATGACAAAAATACAAGTTCCTGGTATTAAAGGTAGAGGTGGAGGTAGAACAGGTAGATTATTATTTGGTAAAGATCAACCAATGTTAGAAACATTATTTGCAGACCCTGCAAGATTTAGAACTGGATTAATTTCATCATCAGCTCAACAAAAAACCGAAGCTCAACTAATAAGTTTATTTGAAAGTCAAGGGAAGAAAATAATTAGTAGAAGCGAATTAGATAAAGTTAAAGCACAAGCTTCTGCAGTAGATCCTATATACCAAGCAGATATGTATGGTGCTTCTTATTTTGATTACGATTTATTTAGGCAAGGTTATGTTACAGAAGATTATATAAAAGCTATGGCTAACAGAGCTGCAGTTAAAGATGTAGATAAATATATGCTTAACTATCATTTAACAAGTCCTTTAGGTAGAACTGCTAGACAAATATTTCCTTTCGGTAAACCTTGGTTAGATTTTACTAAAAGATATTTAGGTGATTTGTCTAAGAGAGCTCAAGTAAGAGGTTTATATGCATCAGAAGAAAGTAATGTATTTACTCGTGCTATGTATAACATGGCAAGCGCATCACCTAACTTAAGAAGAGGTGCATATATATCTCGTGTTGCTAATGCAGATTTAAGTACACAAAACGTAGATTTTGAACCATTTGTCTTTTTACCTAATGGTGATAACTTTTTCTGGGTTTCTGTTCCTGGATTTGGATATCTTCCAGCACTAGGTTTAGGTGCGTTAATGGAAACTCTTGATAACGAAGAGTTTAATAAAATAGCAGAAACTATTTTTCCTTATACAGTTTTTAATCCAGATGAATATAAATGGAAAACAGACCCAGGAGGAACACTTTATCAATACACTGCAGGCGGAGGTATGGTAAATTACATAACTAATAAAGTTTATCCAACAGTAAGTGGTTCTTTGTATAACAAATTTACAGGAAACGAAAGTAGGCCATTTAAAGATTCAATTGGTAACTCTGCAATACAAAAAGACCAGAGATCAACTTTTTACCAAGACTTAGATTTAGTTGTAGCACAAATGGGAAATGTAGATACAGGTGCAGACGCACTTGATGTAATTATAAGCCACGCAGCAAATGCAGAATTAGAATCATTGTTAAAAGAATTTGGTGAAGGTGCAGTTCGTTACTCTATTCCTGCACGAGTAAACATTGGTGCTAATTATTTAGATACTGCAGAAGACTGGATAGATTATTTTAGAGGTGTAGGGTTACTTGAAGAAGTGCTTAGTGCTGATGTGTTTGAAGCATTAGAAAAAAATCCAAGTGCTGATGATCCTAAAGCACAAGCGATACAAGAACTACGAAATTATTGGTATACAAAATCACCAGACGCAGAAAAAATACTTTTAGGTTTACAAGACCCTAGAGTTTATATTTTAACTCAAGCAGGATACGAAGTAACTAGAGAGGGTGTGCAAGAGTTATCAAAAGCAGAAGGCGGAAAATATACTGTAGGACAAGTTTTTAGGCCTTACTTAGCTAGTGATCCTGACACTATGGAACGATATGAAGAATATGTTAGAAAAGGCTGGATATCACCTAGAAGTGGTGAAGACATTTTAGGATACACTTTATATAAATCTCACGATGCAAGATTGCAAGCAGTTAAGTTAATAAAAGAAGAAGCTGCAAACTTATTAAATGAAGGAAGAATATCACAACTTCCTGGCACTACTGAAGTATTTGAACCATTTAGAGATAGATATGTAGAAGAGTATACGCAGTATTGGTCTTCTTCTGCACAAAAAGAATATAATTTAGTTAGTACTGATTTAACTATTTCATCAGACACTTCAGATGATTTCTTAAAAGGATATTTTGTATTAGCTAATTTTTCTGAGCCAACACAAGAAATTATAAAACTACTGGGATTTGATACATTGTTTAAAAACGGACAAGTTCAAGGTAATGTTTTAAACAATGCATTAATAGATGAAAAAATGCAAATTATAACTAATAAGTCTTATCAATTTACTGCTCCTTATGCAGAAATATATACAGGCAATCCAAATGTATCTTTTTATAAATGGCGACAAAATCAAAACGCATGGATTAACGGTGGCGGTATGGACGAATACGATATGATTGATAAATCAAGATATCAAGGAATATTAGATCAATTAGATATTTTATACGCTATGTCAAACGATGAAGACTTTGGCCCTCAACACCCTAAGTTTTTAGAACTTAGAGAAGACACTGCAAGAGCATTTATGGATTTTGCTTATGAGTTTGGTAGTTACTACAACCCTAATGACACAAACTTACAGTCCTGGAATAATCAATGGAAAGACAATATTGAAACCTGGGCTGGACCATTAGAGTGGCAAGCTCCTTTACCACCAACTGGTAAAGAAGGCGATATTCCAGATGTTGCATCTTTTGATACTAAAGGGCCTGACGGCAATATGATAGATTTTGAGTTTAATGTTTATAGCAGCCAATTACCTTCTAGCGCTAGACCTATGAATGTATCACCGCTAGATGTAGTAGACGGTGACACAATAACAATAGATAAATATAAACCTGTTCCATTAAGACTTAGAATTATAGGAATTATGGCTAATGAAATAAATCACCCTAATGAAGAAATTGCATCAGAGGCATTAAGACAAATGATATTTTTAGAAGAACTAGTAGATATATCAAACGATAGACTTTATTATGTTCCAGATAAAAGATTTGGAAACGACCAAGGAAAAGATAGCTACAATCGTGAGTTAGGTTGGTTGTTTGTGGAAGGTGGATTAGACGGAAATATGCCAGCAGGCACAGGACAATATATATACTTTGAAGAGCACTTTACACCAACAGATAGATATTATCGTAGAGGTAGTGAACTAGGACCTTTTAGTGATATAATAGCCCCAGATTACAATGAGTGGGATCCGCAAACAGAAAGATATATATTAAACGAGGATTAAATGGATTTAAATTATGACATATACGAAGGACAAACTCAACCAGTAGAGAGTCAAGTAATTGTTGCTTATGCAGAACAATACTTTGCAGATTATGTAGATACACAAATAGAAGTAAATGGTGAAACGTTTGACTTTTTGCCTTATCTTTTAGCAATTATTAATGCAGAATCAAACACTGATTTATACACAGTATCTGAAGTAGACGCTAACAATGACGGAATATTTGAAGCATCTTTTGGTTTGTTTCAAATAAATTGGGAAACAGAAAGTGGAACATTAACTCACGCAAATACAATTTTAACCAAAATGATTAGAGACGGTGTTATAACACAAGCAGAAAAAGGCACGTATTTAAATAACATATCACAATTAACAACTGAACAAATGCAGACAATAGCTCAATATATGGCGAATATTGATGTACAGTTTGAAATTGCTTCAGAAATATATAAAAATAGAAAAAAAAGAGGCACTAACAATGGTGACTTTGAAGATTGGGGTGCAAGAAATGCTCCAGCTACTGCACAATCTTATGACAATTATAAATTAGAAGTAGATGCTATTTTAGCTAAACCAGAAAGCGAAAGGTTAGATGCTAAAAACAATTTTGTACAAAATCCGGTAAACTTTAAACAAAAATTAGCAGAAGGGCCATTTGATGATCCTAACGCAACACAAGCTCCAACTGCTGGTAGTGACGGCGGAGCTATACCTGTTGATGAACAAATAGCTTGGATATACAACAATACTGTTACACCTTTATTTAATCCTGCAAATGGTATAAATGATTTTCAGTTACAAGAATTTAACAATGCTTATTATCAAGGAGAACTAGATGATAATGAGTTAGCAACTTTAATTAGTACTGGTGTTCCACCAACAAATGGTTTAAACGTTAACGCAGTTATAGGGCAATATAGTAGATTAGCTGGTAGCTCTTCTTACAGAAATCCATTTTTAATGAGTAGTCAATTAAGTGAACCTACATTAGCTAATGCAATACTTGGTGAAATATATTCTTTGTATAAAAAATCTGCTAATGCAAATGGCATGCTTGATTCAGATTACTTAGCTACTGCTTTTTTAACTCCAAAAATTCCAAATATGTTAAGAGGCATTCAAAGTTATTTAGATGCTAATGGAAACATATTAGCTGGATATAACATTAGAGACGTTGTAAAAGATGTTGCTAACTTAGCAGGAAGAGATTGGCAATTTGGTACATTACCAGATTATGCAAATCCAGATGAGCAGTATGATAGAAATCAACTTAAAAATACTGCAACTGGATTAGTTACACAATTATTACTAGATGATAATCCTAACTTTGTGAATAAAGTAACTGCTGATTATGTAGATTATAGAATTGCAAATCCAGGAGCTAAAGTTGAATTTAATTCTTATGTGTTTAATGCAATTAAAAATACCGGTAGATACAAAATGATTTATAAAAACAAACCTCTTGGTATGACTGAGCAACAATACATTAGTAATTACACCAATGCAACACAAATGGCAGCTCCTAGTGAACAAAATAAACTAGTTACTGCACAAGCTGCTGCAGGTGGTACTGCAGCAACTGCACAAGTTGCAGCTATGTTTGGTGAAACTGGAAGTAGAAGTAATCAATTTATAAACTCTATAGAACAATCAGCAGAGTCATTACATAAATTGTTTAGGAAGGCTTAATAATGGTATTTAGAAATAATTTTAATAGAGGTATTTCTTTTGGTGAAAATCCTGAATTAGAAAAACAAGCACAAGATATTATTGAAAGACAACGAGCAGGTATTGCTGGTGGTGACGATAGACCACCTGCTGATGATGAAGAACAAGAATATTTAGATGCTCAAGCAGAGGCCAAACGTAAAGCTGAAGAAGAAGAAGCTAGACGTAAAGCTGAAGAAGAAGAAGCTAGACGTAAAGCTGAAGAAGAAGAAGCAAAAAAATATCCTTTAACTCTTTATAACGATAGAGGTGAAGATATTACAGTTAATTCTGCAAATGCAGAAGCTGGTGCTAGATCCGCAGGATTTAATCTAACTTCACCACCAGCAGGTGGTGGTACAGGTGGTACAGGTGGTACAGGTGGTCAAGGTGGTACAGGTGGTCAAGGTGGTACAGGTAGTCAAGGTCAAGGACAAGGTCAAGGTAGTTATGCAGCTTATCCAAAAGTTTTATATGATCCAAATACAGGAGAATCAAGAACTGTTAATTTTCCGCAAGATGAAATAAATGCAAGACGAGAAGGATTTACTTCACCAACACCTCCTCCAACACCAGCTCCTATAACTTTATATAAAACATTATTTAAAAGAGATCCTGACGGGTCATTACAAACAATTAATGTTCCTTACTTAACTGGACAAGATGCTACTTGGCAAGCGTATACAGGACAAGGTTGGTTTGAAGAAGACCCAGGTGTACCTGAAGCACCATTTGAACCTGTTGAATATAATCAAGGTGGAAATTGGTTTAAAATAACTGGTTATCCAGGAATTTCTGGCAATGCATACGCTATAGAATATGAATTAGACTCAGGTAGAAAAATATATTATTTAGCTTCTAGATCAGAATTAGATTCAATATTTGGTGAAGGTGCTAACCCTAGTCAAGTAACAAACATAAATTGGAGTGATTATAAATCTAACACTGAAAGATTTTTTGGCGGCGCTGCTTCAGAAATTATTGGTAGTGAAGATAACTTTGCTACTAGAGTAACTAGAGTTATTGAATCAGGTGGCACAAATGAACTTCCTTTACCTGACTTTGTGAAAGATAATCAAGATTTATTAGATATATTCTTTTTAGCAGTAGCAGAAGGTAAATCTCAAACTTGGTTGTTAAAACAAATGAGTAAGGAACAAGCATTTAAAGATGAGTTTCCTGGAATAGATAAAATATATTCTCAAACACAAGACTGGGCAAAATCAGTAGAAACATGGAACTTGTTTAGTGAAGAGATTACTAAATTAAATGTTAGATATGGAGAAACTGTTAATGTGTCAGACTTAGTAGAAGCATCAGTTAATAAAGGTTATAACATAGAAGATATCAGAAAAACTTACGAAATATTTGAACAAGCAGAAGGTAATGCTGATTTTTTAACTGCTTTTCAATCTATTATAGATGAAGACCCAGATGTTAGTTTTGATTTAACTTCAGCAGACGGAATTGTACAATTTTTTGAAGGTAAAGCACCTACAGAAATATACGACCTTTATGAAGCATCATCTATACAACAACAAGCTACAAGATTTGAACTAGGAATAAATGCAGATTCTGCAATACAATTAGCTTTACAAACACCTGGACAAATTACACCACAAAATATTTCACAAAGTTTACAAACTGCTGCAGTTAACATAGCAAGATTTAGAGAAGACTTAGATTTAAACAGATACGGATTAACTGAACAAGTATTAATTAATACTGCTTTAGGAGTAAAAACTCCTGGAATAAATGAAATAGAAGTTCAAGACGCTTTTTCTAGAATATTTCAAGAAAAACAAGAAATACAACCTTTTTTATTAAACAGTGAATCTGCAATATTTAGAGGTCAAAGAGACATTAGGTCTACTTAAAAAAATACTTTTAAAACGCTATGATTTCGGAATTAGTGTATATAATTAAAGTGTTAAGTTAGTACTCGAACAACTTAACCTAGAAAATCAGCTTCGAGTTATTAGAAACAACTAAATACCGCACGAACCCTCTAAGTGTGTGTAAGTCATAAGAGGAGTATTAATGACACAAGAATATGGAAGTGAGGCTGATTTGTCAGAAAACGAATCTATCCCAAATTTAAGAGACGCTTTAAAAGCATCTCAAGAAAAGACTAAAGAACTAGAAACTCAATTAACTGAGTCAAGTGCTGCTTTAAAGCAGTTTCAGGCAAAAGAGACTTTTAGATCTAACGGTTATTCAGAAGCACATGCTGAATTGTTTGTGAAAGCTAATCCAGAAGCAGAGATAAATACTGAATCTATTCAAGAATTTGTTAATGCCTATGATTTAAAGCCGCAAGTTCAAGAGCAAGTAAATAATGAAGGTATGAAAAATTTGTCTAGTGTTGCTCAGAAACCAACTGATAATGTAAATCAGATAGGTACTGCAGAAACACAACAGTTGACAAAAGCAGAATACAAGAAATTACAAGCTAGTGATCCAACGGCTGCACACGAAGCACTCATACAAGGACGTGTTACTTTAAGGGAAGACAACGTTTTAGGCGACAGTCTCAATTAATAAGTAATAGTAAATTATTAGAAGAAAGGACTGGTGTTTATAAATGGTCGACTTTACAAGTAACGATACAAATACCACTACGTATAATGATGTAGTTTATTCTGCAATCATTAACGATGATATTTTAGACGCACTACAAGCTGCCGTTGTAACTCCTCCACTTCTAGCAATGTTCGATTTGTCAGGACAACCGTCTAAAGCAGTAGATATTCCAATAGCTGATGCTGAATCAGCTGCTGCAGTTTCAGAAGGTGCAGAGCTTGCTAACACAGCACTCTCATCATCTAAAGCTACTCTTACTGCTTCTGAGGTCGGAATCATGGCAACAATCACAGACGTATTAGACGTATCTTCTATTGCCTCAACCCGTGGTGCTCAAATGAGACAAATGGGTAACGCAGTAGCTCAAAAGATTGACGTTGACATCTGTGCTTTGTTAGCTGGATTCGGAACCGCAGTAGGTTCTACTGGATCTAACTTAACACTTGCTAACTTATTCTCAGCAATTTATACCCTAGAAGCAGCTAATGCTCCTGGGCCTTATGTTGGTGTATTACACCCAGTTCAAATTGCTGACTTAAGAACTGCCGTTGAAGGTTCCTCTTCAGGAATATTTACCGGTGGCGGTGTTAGATCAGGTGCTGGAGAAATTGGAACAAACGAAGATACTGGATTTTTTGGTAACTTCATGGGGATTGACTTATATCAATCAACAAACGTTCCTACTGCAAACTCAGCTGCTGACCGTGCTGGTGGTATATTCTCAAAAGATTATGCTCTCGGTATGGTACAAAAATGGCCTGCAAAAACAGAAATCATGCGTTGGGCTCCAATTCGTGGTTTTGTTGTCGTAGTGTCATCTATGTATGGCGTTGGAGAAATCGTAGACAGTGCTGGTGTGGAAGTCACAACAGACGCTTAAGCGTTTTAAGTCTGGATAGGCAGAAAATTTTATTGTCGTGTGTTCCTATCAACACACACGACAAAGGAGAAATATGGCTGAAAAGAAAAAAACAAGAGCTAAAAATGAAAAAGGTCAATTTATAGCTGATGACCCTAGTACTCCTGATGTAAATGAAGCTTACGTTCAGGAAGATACAGACTCTCAGTATGTAAATACTAAAAAGTTTAAAAAACAAACTTTAAAGTTTACTGCTCAAGGTAAATATCCTGACGGCAGAAAAGTGCCTTTTAAGAATATGAAAACTATGAAAGCATTACAAGTTGATCCTGACGGTATGATTACTGGAAATGTAGTTCAATTACCTTGGGAACAAACTGTTAACAATGGTGTAGCTGGTAATCCTGAAGACCAAATAGGTCTTAAAAAATATGAAAGAAAAGGTTTTGTATTTTGTGTAAATGAAGACGGCTCACCTATTTTTTCTACTTTATGGGACGATTGGTCTGAATATGATCCAGTTTATGAAGCTAAAATTAGAGCATCTTATCAAGGTGAAGCTGGTAAATTTGGAACAAGAGCAACAACAAGTAGGACAATGACTGGTGTCTAGTAAGGCAAATAAGAAAAAAAAAGAATTTGAATTAAAAGATGCTTCCAAATTAATGGAAGACTCTTTTAAATTGGATAAACACCTGAAGCCTAAAGCTTCTGATTTAGGTAATGAAGAATTAGGTGACGGTGTTTTCCAGAAAAAAGTTCGTGTTCATAGAGATGCTAGTGGTGAAGTATCACAACTTATAGATGCTGACGCACCATTAACTAAAGAGGAAGAGTTAGCTCAATTAAAAGTTTATTCTAAAGTAGCTGAACAACCTCCTGTTATAAAAAACCCTCCTAGAACTGATAAAGGAAAAGTAATTCATATACTTGCAACTCGTCTTTTTGAAGACTATGTTAAGAATGCGAGCAATATGACTAGACCGAATCCACTGAGAGACGGAATACCTGGTTGTGCATGCCCTGTTAAGAGTAAGATAGGTTGTGTGGATTGGTGTGGTAAAGATAAGCTCGGTCCTAGGAAATGGACGGCATCAGCACAAGAGGTATACGATTGGATAGTAGAAGTAGTGAAGAGACGAGCTAATATAGTAGACTCGAGTAAGAAGAGTAAATAGTGGCTACCGCAGCTGCAGTTCAACAACGTGTAAAAGATTATCTTTATGGATCTGATTATATTAAAAGACCATTTACAGATTTTTTAAATCAAGACGGAAATGTCTCAGCAACAGATACAGTTATAACAGTTAATAACATTAATAGTTGGGCTGCTGGAGATATCGTAGAATTTAATACCGGAGAACAAGCTTATATTAAAAGTGTTTCTACAGATAACAATAGATTTACAGTAGCTAGGGCCTGGAACGGAACAACTGCTGCAACAGTAACTGATTTAACGGCAATAGAAAAAAATCCTAAATTTACCTTGTCTAAAATAGATAATGCAATTGCTGCAATAATTGAAGAGTTATATCCTGAAGTATATGTTTTTGCTACTGGTAGTGCTACTGCAAATAAAAACAGTTATTTCTACACAACTGCTGACACAGGCCTGAAAGAAGTTCTTTCTGTGTATTATCCTCGTTCTGGCTCTTTAGGTAGTGACGAACCTTGGGTAATTAACACTTGGAAAATGACAAAACACATGCACACCTCTGGCTTTGCCAATGGCATAGGTATAACAATGTGGGATTATGGTGAGTTATCTCACGGCGATACATTTTATTACACTTTTAAAAAGAAAATAGCAGCAACAACAGATTTATTGGACAGACAAGTTGAGTTAGTTGTGTTAGGTGCAGTCTTTAAACTTATGGGATCTACAGTTCCTTCAAGTACATTTGACTCAAAAGACGGAAGACAAGTAACTCAACCAGGACAGGAAAGTTCTGATTCAAGGTGGTTTTTAAGTGAATATCAACGTTCTCGTAAAGAAGAAAACATGAGACTTAAAGAAGAAGAACGTTTTGTTTTAACCAGTCGTCAAACTAGACGACAGAGGACGTATCGTGATTGATGGATACTTTCATGTACAACTCGGTAGTTATAAATACAGGTTAGCTAGTAACGCTCTTGATGCTCATTACACTGCTAAATTAGTAGCTCTTAATGCAAGTAACGCACAAGTTACACAATCATCAGAACAACAAATAGATTTAAATCCTGATTCACTAGTTTGGGAAAGTACTGATTGGTCAGGTGGTGAAGGTTCTAAAAAATGGAATCCGCAAAAAGCAAATATGTATGACATAAGTTATAAAGTAGATGCTTTACATACTCCAGGAAGTGTTAGATTAGCTAAAGATGTTGAAGCAAGTGGTATAAGTCAAAAAGGAAGTTTAGTAAAAGCTAACGATAAATTAGTTTTCTTTTCACAACAAGATGACACCTACTCTGTATATTCAGGAAATTTAGCTAATACAACATGGACTTCAAATGATACTTCTGCATTAGGAGATAGTGATTATTTTGCTACACGTGGGGACGGAGACGGTAAATTTGCTTACATACCTCAAGGTAACTCAGATGATATATATAGATTTACTATTAGTAGCGATTCAACTGCTGCTGCTACTGAAACATTATGGCAAAACTCTGATAAAACATCGGTGTTTGATAGACCACTAGTTAAAGTAGGAAACAAATTAATTACTGTTCATTTAGAATCAGAAACTATCTCAGTTCTTGAATATAATATTGCTTCTGGTGCGTTAGCAGGTAAAACTACAATATTTGAAACTAATGTAGCAACATTAGATTCATTTAGTAATCAAGGAATTATAACAAAAGGTGATGATGAAGCATTTGTATGTGTAAGAACTAAACAAGGAGAAAGTGTTTTATTTAGAATTAGGCCTACTTCTGCTTTAGGAACTGGTTATGGTGTTGAAGTTGGACGATTAGCAGGTTTTAGTGTTGATTGTATTTGGTATGCTGCAGGTGTTTTGTTCATGGGTGGAACTTCTACTACTACTGGAGTAGGTGAAAGAGTTATTTATTATGCTAAAGGAACAGAATTAGGATCATTTGGATTGCTAAGACAAGACGAAACATTTACAGACGGAAAAATGATTCTATCTACAGATGCAACTCGTATGGATAGAACTTTCTTTTTAGCTCCTACTGGTTCTGCTGCTGATACCTGGACATTGTTTACTATTGATTTATTAACTGGTGCAATATTTGGTGGCCCTGAATTTACTTCAGTAGATGAACCTAGTAGTTTAGTAGATTTTTTAGGTAGAATATTTTTAACACAAGACAGAACGGCCTCTTCTAGTGGATCGTATAGAACTGCTGGAACTTATGCTACTTCAGGTGAGTTGTTTAGTTCTGTGCATGATTTTCAATTAGCTGATGAAAAAACATTATTATCAATAAGACTATCTACAGAGCCATTACCAGCTAATACTTCTGTTCAAGTATATTATCAAAAGGACCAAAATGGAACTTGGACTTCTGCTGGAACTGCGTATAGCACTACTGGAGGAACAAATAATACGTATGAAATATCAACTAACTCCTCATCTGTAAAATTTAACAACCTGCAATTAAAAATTAAACTCACAACAAGTGACACTAGCGCTACACCTGTAGTCAGAGCAGTCTCAGCTAGAGCTACTCCTAGTGAAACAGTTAAAGAGTGGGATTTAGTATTAGATGTAACTGATGCTGATGCTAACGCGCAAGGCACTGCTTACACTGGTGCTACACTAATTAACAATATACAAAGTTCTGCTGATGCAGAAAATGTTATAGAGTTTAAAAACGGATATGAAAGTAGTAGCTCTGGTTCTTACGACACCTATCAAGCAATTATAAAGCAATATGGAATACAGTTAACGTCTCCAGGAGAAGGAACTGTTGTGGTAAGATTAAGGCAAGTTCATTAATTACGACAAGGAGGACTTAAATAAAATGGCTGGTAGACGAGTATCTTGGCAATATGGTGGTAAAACTTATTATGGCACTCTTATTCCAAGTAGAGAAACTAAAACTGCTAGGTTTGCAAGAACAGAAAATGGTAAGATTAAAAGATTACCTAAGAGGAAACCTAGGGCAACATAACTATGGCACACGAAGCAAGAAAAAAGAATTTATTAAAAAAGCACAATCTTAAAGGTGTGAATAAACCAAAAAGAACACCTAGTCACAAGACTAAGTCTCACATGGTTTTAGCACAAGAAGGTCACCAACTTAAGTTAATTAGGTTTGGACAACAAGGTGTTAGTGGTGCTGGTAAGAAAACAGATTCTAAATCTAAAGCAAGACGTAAAAGTTTTAAAGCAAGACACGCTAGTAATATTAAAAAAGGAAAAATGTCAGCAGCTTATTGGGCTAACAGGACTAAATGGTAATATGAGTTATCAAATAATATCAGACTTTTTTGATTTAAGGCCAGCTAAAGACGTTACATTTGATGTTCAAAGGTCTTTAAGTTTTTTTAAAGCATCTGGTGCAGCAAATCCTATACCTTTGATAGCTTTAGATAATCAGACTATACTTCCATTTATAAAAACAAATGGAGATACAAGTAATATTAAAACGAGAGCAGGATAAACATGGGAGATAAAGTACCAATAAAAGCAACCTTTGATGCAAATAGTGATGCAGACGGATTATCAGAATTTGTATCAGGTGATACAGTTCCTTATACACATGGTGGAACAGGACTTGCTGCATTAGGATCAGCTTTACAATATTTAAGAACTAACGCTGCAGCTAATGGTATGGAGTGGGGAACTGTTGCTGGAGATATTGAAGCAGTAACCGCAGGAGACGGCCTTAGTGGCGGTGGAACAAGTGGATCTCCAACTCTTAATTTAGATTTAAATGATTTAACTGCTGCAGCCGTAGATGTTGCAAATGATTCAATTGCTATCATAGATGCAAATGCTAGTAATGGTTCTAGAAAAGAAAGTATTGCAGATTTAGCAACTGCTATGGCAGACGGCTCAACTGTAACTGCATCTAACGGACAATTGTCAACTGCTGGAGGAGTATCATTAGGATTGGTTTTAGCTCTTAGCTAGGAAAGGATAATTTATGGCGGATACATTACACTCAGTTCAAGGTGTGTTAGGAACATCAGCAGGAGATATTGTTGATGCAGTTCCTTCATCTACAACCGAAACAGTAATAGGTATTCTTGTATCAAATGTAAATTCAAGCAGTGCTGATGTAACAATTGATTTAAGTGTTACAAAATCTGGTGGAACATTAAGGCATGTTTTAAATAATGTGACTTTACCATTTGGAACAACTATTGAAATAACAACAAAGATAACATTAGAAACTGGAGACAAACTACAAGGTTTGTGTTCAGCAGCTTCTAGTGCAGAATATAACGTATCATTTCTTAGACAAACCTAAAGGAGTTTTTTATGGCTTACTTAGGTACTCAACCGCGAGATGTAAGAAACAATACAGGTTTATATACACCTAAAGAAATACTTAATTTAGCTAAAGACGGCAGCTGGAGTGGATCTCTAGAATTTATTGCTGAAAGTTCTGCTAGTTCTAGCACAATAGATTTTGTTGATAAATTTAGTGATTATAAAACACATTTTATTCAACTCATTAATTGCACTCCTACTACACAAACTGAATTTGGAATTAAATTTTCTAATGATAGCGGTAATGATTATGAAACTTCTAACTATGCTTTTACAAATTACAGAGTATATTCAAACAATTCATCTGGAGAAAGAAAAAGTAATTCACAATCTTCAATTAGATTAGGTGGAGACGTTTTAACCAACTCTGAATTTAATTGTAATTTTTACATATACAATGCAAATGTTTCATCAATGTACACTTTAATAACAACTGAATGCACTTTTTTACAAGGTACTATATACGCACAAGAATTTGGCGGCGGCTCTTACCGTGTAACTGAAGAAGTTAATGGAATAAGAATTGGCGAAGGAACTTCAATAACTGGATTTACAAGTGGTACTGCTCGTCTTTTTGGAGTTAAAGAATTATGAGTAGTAATTTAAGACTTATCAATCAAACAACTGTTAGTAGTTCAACATCAAGTGTTAATATGGAAAATGTTTTTAGTTCTGATTTTGACAACTACCAAATTATTATTGATAATGCAACTTCAAGTGTTAACTCTATTGATGTACATATAAGATTTATTGATACAAATGGAAATGTTATAGACGATTCAAATTATGATCAAGCTTGGCTTCGTATGAGGCAGAGTGGTTTTAATCAAAATCGTATTGTAGACCAAAATCATATTTTTTTTGGTCAATTGGCTGGCACACTTGGAGCTGGAATAACAGGATATGTATTTACTCCATTTAAAGGTGATTGTTATACCTGGCATCAATTTCAAGCTAGCGGTTTTAGTGGCTCTGAAGATAGAGCGTTTAAAGGTGTTGCCGTTTTAAAAGAATATACTGCTATTAGCGGTTATCAAATTTTAGCTGCTAGTGATAATATTTTAACTGCAACTATAAGGACTTTTGGAATGAGAGCTGATCACGAATAATGGCTGGAAAAATAATTCAATTACAAAGTAAAGAAATAACAACTGCAACTTCTACTGTAAGTCTTATAGGTATTGATGATAGCTCAACTCATATTGTGACTTTTAATAATTTAAAAACTTCTAATAATACAAAGAATCCAAGATTTCGTGTAACCAAGGCAAGTGATGATTCTGCTGAC